CTTTGTGACTGGATAGAATATATCAAAGTCCGTTGAGGTTACATTTCCCTCTCCATCTTTGGTTTTTATAACTCGTTGCATTAATATGTCATTTTCTGTTATTGCCATATTCTACACCTCCATTAAATTACTATTCTGTTACTTCTTGCAACCATAAATCGTTCTCTGTCAATCCAGCTGGTTCTGTTGCAGATACTATTATTCTTGATGTCTCTATATCTACTGCTTTATTTGTGTCAGGTGTTAATGCTGTTCCATTTACTTTTACTGTTTCAATAACATTTACTTCTGCTCCTGTTTCAATTCCTGCTAATTTTGTTTTTTCAGCAGTTGTATAATCTTCTGTTGATAATTGTTTTCCTGATACTACATCAACTTTTCCATTTAATGCTGTTGCTACTGCTGCATTTTGTATTGCATTTGTACTTGATGTTGATAATGTGCTATCTACTGTTGGGATTGTAGGCTTGTTTGATAAATCATTGTATGATCCACTTGTTGCTACAGTTGCTAGATCTGCTGAATTTGCTTTTAAATCTAATGCTCCTTTTACAACTTTGTTTTGTACTGCATTTTCTGATGTTGTAGATAATGCAGAATCGATTGTTGGTTGTGCTACATATAATCCTTCTTCTCCTGCTCCTGTTTCAACAGAAATAGCATTTCCTGTTTTTGCTGATACTCTTACTTGTGCAGTAATTTCATTATTACTATCAACGCTAACAACTGCTGTATTTGTTGTTCCTCCTGTATAAACATCTACTAAATCTCCTGCTGGTATCTCTATTGTTGAATCATCTGTTAATGTTAATATGATTTTTTGTGTTGTTGTATCATATGTACCAGATTTAACAACCATATCTGCTCCTAGTGCCATAACAACATTTTCTGTTGTTCCGTCAGCTTTCATTACTGGTAATGTTAATGTTCTTGTTGCTGATGCATATGTTGGTCCAACAACTACACCTTTTATTGGAACATCTGTGTTAGAACCATTTTTGGTATAAGTGATTTTACCATTTGTTGAACTAGCTGTTAATGCTGTAATTACATCAGCTGTATTAGCTTTAGTTCCAACATCTGTAATTAAGCTAGCAATCTTATCTGCAACAGAATTAGTTGTATCATAAGATACCTGCTCAGCATTTGTCTTAATCATTAAGTCATACACTACTCCTTGAATTTTTTTCTTTAAAATAAAATTTTTTGTACTCATAATAAGTACCTCCTATAAATAAAATTTTGCTAGTTTATTTAAGTGTCACCCAGCAATTTCGGACACTAAAAAAAGACATACTTAAAATGCCTTAATTCTCAAATTTATTTAAATCTCAACTGCAATAATCTCTCCGTCACTCATTTCATTTTCATCTTTGATATTAGTAATTTTTTCTATAAAATCCTCCACATCTGATATATATTTTGCAGTTTCATCATATGGCTCTGTTTGTATTATATACTCACCATCTGTCTCTTCTCTAGTTCTTAAAACTTTGTACCAAATACAATCTTCCTCTGGTTCTTCTTCAGAGACAATAATCTGTGTTTTCTTTAAATCTAAAATCATATTTAATAAATGACTAGCTGTATTTTCATCCAATATATCTTTTATCGAATTAAACCAATCATCAAAACTTTCTTGAGTTGTTTCTATCCATGTATTAAAACTTGTACTTGATGTGTTTTTGAAACTTGTGAACCATGTATCAAATTTTCCCTTTTCATCTTCAAATACATAACTCATATTTCTACGAACTTCACTATATATAGAATTAAAGTCTACAAAAATTCTTGTATCTCTAAATTCCGAAATTCCTTCTGTTGTTCTTTTAAATTGACAAAATTCAAATTGATAAATTCCAGTTGGATCTGTAGTAATGTCATCTTGTTGTAATTCCGGATAATCATTGTCATCTTCAATAATTTTGTAGTAAGCTTGATTTAAAATGCTTGTTGTGTTTTCTTGTGATAAATCAATTTCACAGATTAATTTGCAAAACTTCTCACCTTCTGCTGTTGCATCTATAGAAAAGTCAATTCCCTCTTCTTCCTCTAAAAATCTTCCTTTTGCCAAAAAATAGCCTTTATTCAAGGTTATCTTTTCAGTTGTATTTTCAAGTGTGCATCCATTAATTATTCCACTTTCTCCACCTAAAAAAGTGTCAATAAATAATGCAAAACAATCACTCGAAAATAATTGTTTCGTAAATACATGACCTCTTAATGCCATTTGTGCACCTCCTATTTTAATTTTTCTTGATTTAATTTGTCTAATAATGTAATTCTAATATTACCAGTCTTTATTTCATACATTGGATTGTCTTTTCTTTTAGTCATCGATGAAATATAACTGTCTATAACCTCTCCTGAAGTATTCTTTATCTTGATTTTCATTCCAACTTTCCAACTTGAAATATCATATAACTTTGATTTTGAATTAACATTAAATTGAATTAGATGCTTATATGAATTACTATGAAAAACATTCATTGCTGCTTGTCTTGCATTTGCTGTTTCCTCTTCATATATAACTTCTATGTCTCCTACTGCTCTATTTTCATCATCTTCGTCATCAGTTGTAGTTCTATCATTTAATAAATACCAAGTATGTTCTGAATTATCACCACATAATACAGTCACTTTTGCAGTTACATTTGTTTCAAAAATTTCTGTATATTCTGTAATATCTGAAACATTCGTGTCAATCAATGCCTCCTCATCTTCTGATATGTTTTCTATTGTCATTTTCAATCTTCCATTAACAAAATCAAATTTATACACTATATTGTAATTTTGAGTCATATTATTTATAAAAGTATGAAAATTATAAATTCCGTTTTCATTACTAATAGAAAATTGTTTTGTTGTATGTGTTAAAATTTCAACATCTAAAAAAGTTTTATTTAACAATGTGTCTTCACTATTAGTAAATTCATGTTCTATGGTATATAAAATAAAATCTTCAATTCCATCAGCTGAAATCAAAGATTCATTTTTTACTATTAACTTTCTATCAAACATATTAGTTATATATTTTACTGTAATTGTATATTTTTCTATTTGGTTATCATCTAAATTAATTTCATCAATAATACCAACAAAGCTAATTTCATTATTTTCTTTTACTATAATAAAATCTTTATTCGTAGCATTCAGTTTCTTCACTACTGAAATCGTAGATTTTGCATTTGTTTCCTCATCGTGTATCAACTCATAATCCTGTAACTCAACAACATCTATAATTTCAAAAGTATTTTTATCTAAAAAATAAGCAATTGATTCCATAACTACACCACCTTGTATTGTTTGTAAATATTAATTTTAGCATTTAAAATATTATTATCAGCAGTTAATGTAATTTCACTTGTCCCTTTTGGAACTTTAAATATATTATTATTTTTTAAATCTATATATTGATGCTGAAATAAATTCGTAATAGTGCCATCTGTATTTTGCTTTGTTATATAAATTTCATTGTCTACCGATGAATAAAATATCTTTTCTCCTTGTGTCAAAGTAAAATTAAATGGCAAATCTGCTATCGTTGCTCCATTAACCCTTATAATAATTTCAGGTTTAATCAAATATCCATCAATTTCAATCTTTAAAGGTGCTTCCACATGTCCGTCATTTTCAAAAACAATACTTCTTGAACGATAGTCAGAAAATCTAGTGTCCCAAACAAAATCCCACTGCATTTCTTCTCCACCAAGATCCTCAACATCATATACAGTTTCCTTATTTTGATACCATAAACTTAAACAGTCAATTACTATATTTTCTGATAAAATCCCATTGCTTTGAAGCTGTGTTTTACTTATAGTTTGAATTTGAATGTCTCTAAAAAACTCTACTATTTCGTTTTTAAATGGAATTTTATAAGAGAATTTTAAATCTTCTGAACTTTCAATAAAATTAACAAAATTTCTAAAATTATCATAACTAATAAAATTAACTGTTCCACTAATTTTGCCTTGCTCTATTTGTCTTAAAACTGAAATAAACACATCACCTAAACGTTCATATTCTGTATTGTATGCGTATCCTAAGCCATTTGGATCAGTTAATAAGCAATAGTTTTGTATGTCCATAAGTGAATATGTTTCTTTTTTTTCGTTTATCAAATTAAATTCTCTTACCATTTTTTCCTCCATTTTGAGTATAAAAAAACACCAGATTTTTTCTGATGTTTCTATTGAACTATACTAATATTTATTGTATAATTAGCTTATCCTTTTCCAAAAAAGGAAATCTTTTAGGAAAGGAGGCAGTTATATGTTACTATTAATTTTAAAAATTGCTATTACACTGTTACAAGTTGTACTTACAATAGTAGAAATTATAGAATTTTTACATAAGTAATAGCAGAACCCTAGCGACTGACATTCACTAGGGTTTTTATTATGTTACTATTAATTTTAACAAAAGCTCTTCACTTATTGTTAATATTATTATACTCTTTTTTTTATTATTTGTCAATACATATTTTTTGGACTATTTTTCTTTAATTAAAATGCCATTCCAAAACGCCTATTAATAATTACTTCCCAATCGTCGATTAACATAATTAAAACACTGTTCTAAATTATCGTCATCCATTTTTTGTACATTGAATACTATCTGCGGAGTTGTAAATATTGTTCTAGTACC